AGACCTGATAGATGTATGGATGAGACAAGAGAACTTAACTGAACTGATACACTACTGACCTCAATACCAACAGCAGAGATATCCACTGCTATAGCACTCAGTTCTGTGGATATTGCACTGAGTTCTACTGATAGGTCACTCGCATCTAGTGTATTCTCTAGGGTTGAGGTATTAAGATCAACCTGACTGCTAACATCCACGAAGGCAGAGGTTGGATAGTAATACCCGTTAGTTCCATCCCAAAGAAGGATGTCACCATCGTTACTGGCAGAGGATACCTGTAATACTGCTAGTTGGGTCGTAGAAGCGTCTGTCTGGACCTGTATGGTGCTTGCAGTTCCATCCCATGCTATTTCACCTTCCTGTAAGGTTATTGATCCTAGGTTGGTTAGGAAGCTTACACTGGAGATATCATATGGAGCACCTGAATAGTCTTTGAATGCTAGGTGCGGGACATGCTCTGCTTCCCATCTAGATCCTGTCCAAGTTAATACATCTCCGTAAGCTGGGTCAGAGAAAGGGAATCCTATACCAACATCATCAGTTAGGCTAGATAGTGCTCCTCCTGGAATAGCATCAAGTAGATCTGCAAGCTCGTTTAAACTCGATACTCCAGTTCCACCGTGAACAACTCCAACGGTGTCACCTGATTGAAACTCTCCAATGGTGGGAACACCACTTACGGTAACTATTCTTAAAGGTATTCTATCGGCCATGATATATTATATATATCATCCACAAGCAGGTTACCTTAAAGTTGTTAGTTACCCCTAGACTTTATAAGATCTTTGTTGGGGTTGGTTAGTTGAACTACCCCATAAACAACAGCATAGTTGGTAGCTCTGGTACTACTTTGGGATATCTTTATTTTGGTTGTAAAGTCTGGGTTGTTCAGGGAAAGAGTCGCGGTTCCCGTGTTATGGTCAGCAATTATCCCTGCAACACCTGATGCTGCGTTGTTTCCCACTGAAGAAGCAGTAGGCATACCAGCATAAGTTGCGTGTGTGGTGATGTCTGGGACTACAGCAAAGTAGTCGCCTGCATTATTACCACTAACAACAGTAACTTCCACATAGTTACACTCTAAGGCTACACCTGAGCTATCATGTAAAGTAACTTCAACAGCATTGCCGTCTGTAATATTAACTATTTTACTGTATGGTCTAAAAGCTTCTCTCATCACTCATCCTCCAAATCTTCGGGTCCTTCAACCATGTCTTCTATATCAGAGAGCATCTTCATAAGCTCTTGAGTAGAAATGGCATCTGATTTTGGCTCCTCATCAGCCTGTTCTTCAGGCTCAGTCTCCTGTTCAGCTTCAGGCTCGGCCACGGCAGCTTCTTCGATTGAATGCCCGATAAGCTCCATAAGCATGGCTCTAGTCTCTTCGTCGTTGTCGGTAAGAGACTCATTGAGTTTGAAGGTGGTTGTTTTCGTGTCAAACACTTCGCTCAAACCAGACTCAGTGAACAGGTAGTTGATACCTGCGTTAACATCGATGGCCTCAACACCATTCTTACCTTTAAGCATCTCAGAGACATTAGCAAGAGTTTCCTTGATAACACTACTGCGAGGAGCTATCTTTGCAAGGCACTCAAAGATGTGAGATTGGGTGTTGATAAGAGTCTTGAAAGTAGGAACCTCTTTTAGGTTATTGATATTAACCCCGTACTTCTCATGAAGGATGTTACCAACAAGTTCCTTAAGAGGCTTCTTCATCTCGAAGAGAAGAGAAACGAAGTCCTTAAGGTCAGTCTTGCTGTGCTGAACATCTTCGTGTAAAGTCTTTAGTGAGTTAGAAATTGTTCTGGATAGTTGGCTCTTGGAGATAAGAGAGATGTAAGGAATCTCAATGAAAGCCTCGATTAGAGCCTGAGCGATTTGATCCTCGCTCTCGAAGATCTTAGTAGCTAGATTGGAGATGCAAGGCTCGCTAATCCAAACATTTTCGAAAGACTTCTTGGACTCAAGAATCTCCTTCTTAACTAGCTCCTGGCTGCACACCATTTCGTAAATGCTTTTAACATGGTGCTTGTTTACCTCGTAAGACTCAAGAGAGTCGAGTGAAACTCTTGGAAGATTGAAAGCCTCAGAGATTGTACCAGCAAGACGGATTGCATTAGCGATTTCAGGGATGCCAACAATCTTATCCTTGTTCTCCTTGAGGAAGTTAGAGATGTTCTCAGAAAGCTCCATGAATCTATCAAACTCTTTGGTTTGAAGAATGTTGAAGGTATTGTTGAACTTCTCGGATTTCTCCTCTAGTTTCTCAACGGTGGTGTTGAAAGAGATTCTTTGTGACCAAGATTCTAGTATACCGTTGAAGGCATCACCAGCTTCGGGAAGTTGCTCGTTGTAGATGCCGTCTATAAATGAAGAAATTTGATTCTTTATGCCAGAATCAAATTTATCATCATCTTTGAAAACCTCACCATCGTAATTTTCTATATTCTCTAGGATGATTGTATCTTCTGAGATATAGTAATTACCCTCGATGATCTTTCCACTTTCTGTAACAAATGTTACCTTTGATGCAGAATCATCAATAGAAAAGAGGGCTACGCCCTCTCTTAGTGAATGTCCTAAACTATCGGCTAGGAGGTTTAGATCTGAAACCTTCCCGTTTCTTTTATTAAAAAATGTTTCCATGGTTCTGTGAAGAATTCTCTATTTATATAGGATCGCGTCCTATGCGTTATTTTAATTTATTTCTGTATTTTTTATGGCTCTAACCAAAGCTCTATATCTTGGAGAGGATGTGCCCTCCTCCATGAGATACTTTTGTTTTAGATTAACTAGATACTCAGCACTCTCTTTCTTAGGCTTCTCACCTTGTTGAGCTTTGTTAACCTCAATATCATTCTTGGCCTGATTGTCTGAGACAGCCATATCCATGGCAGCTTGATTCTGAGATGTAGCTATATTCGTATCAGCCTGACCAGTGTTCTGAGCTTGAGCCTGCATTTGCGTTTCCTGGGCATCTTTGCTCATTTGTTCTTCCTGATCCTTTTCAAGCTCTTGCTCAAGCATCTCAATTTCAGTCTCAGTCATATCATAGAACTCTTTGTAGATATGTTTCTTTGAGAATAGTCCTGTTCCCATGACAGCCGCTACCGTTCGAGCCTTAGCTTCGTCAATCTCAAGTTTTCTCTTGATGAAAACATCAGATGCCTCAGGAAGCTCGATCTTTATTTTGCTAATGACATTCTTTGGGAAATCTAGCATACTAAGATGCTTTTTGGCAATAGATGCCAGTCCCTCAGCCACACAATCTTGAACTCTCTTGATAACTCTAGCAAATTTAACATCTAGCTGAGAAAGGTTCGCTTTTCTCTCAGGAGATTTGTCGTATTCTACGATGTAGTCCTTAGGAACCTTAAGAATGGCTAAAAGCTTGTCTCTGAAGTATTTTACATCATCAACTTCGCCTAAGTTCTCTGCTCCCTTGAGAGTATCGACCTTAGTTCCCTGATTTCCTCTAATTGGAATGAAAAAGTCCTCATCAACTGCTAGAGGGTTGTAGCGACCATCGATCTTATCGCCATTTTGGAACTTTTCTTTCTTGAATCGTGTTTTTACGGTTTCAAGGAATGCTTCAGCCTTAGAAGATGGTAAATTACCAACATCAATGTAGAAAATCCGTCTTTCGGGCGCTCTTGCTAGTCTGTAAACAAGCATAGCGTCTTCCATGAGCTTCAATGAGCGGTAAGTTCTAATGGCACCTGCTAAAATAGACTTTCCATAGGGATAATACTTGGGATCTGAGGTGGTGAGTCTAAAATGAATTATCTGGTTAGGGTCTAGCTCGATGAAATCAGACTTCGACATCATCCAATCGCCAGAGTGGCTGTTGCTCTTAGGAACTTCCTGTAAGAAACTCTTTAAGTAGCCGAACTGGTCTTCAACTCGCATGATGTAGTATGGGTTCAGAATTTTTATCTTGCGAATACCTGAATCCATGTCTCTTGCGTTGGCAACCACCTCAATAAAGCTATCTCCGTACTTGCAGGTGTTTCTAACAATGTCGTAGTAGTGTCTAGAGAGACTGATACGCTCAAACAGCTTCTCAATTTCTTTGATTGCATCAATGCTCTCAGATACTACCTTCCATCTTTTGTTTCTTAGATCTTTCTGAGTAGAATCGTCAGCATAGATATCAAGAGCAGCGGTAATCTCAGGATAATCATCCATTTTCTCGTATTCGTCATATCTACGCTTCCTGTTAAGTTCAGCTTCTGGTAAGAATGGAAGACCACGGGTGTATGACCACAGAGGAGAGTTAATGTTGGGGAGGCCACCTGGGTTGACGATAAGATCGCCTTCTACAGAACGAGGATCCCCCGCAGCAGCAATCTTTCTTTGAGCTTCTGTGGCAAAGAACTTGGCAAAGATCTTAGCCATGTAACCAGAGCTATATGCACTCTGAACACTACCATCTGCCATGGGCGTCCATGTGCTTTGCCCTGGTCCAGAGTTTTCGTTTATTTGATTAGCCATGTGATGTCTTCCTCAACTGTCCCCCGTCTACCTGTAAGAAGCTTATGCTGTTTTAGTGGCATGGGTGGCTTCTTCTCTTTCGAGGGGTTAAATTTAATGATCTCAGGGTTGGTTTCGACATAGCGCCGTCCCCCGTATATAGATAGTGCTAAACTCATCACAAGATCATCATTTTGTCCAGTATCTGCCTTGACCTTGCCATTATCGCTGATAATGAAGGTATTAAGCTCCATGACGGTTCTCTTGGAGTTAATTTTAACCTCGCTCATACGAATAGCTTCTTCCATTTCAACTAGGATGGTATCTCGGTTCTTAGCTGTTATTTGGAGACCCATATTGTGCTTATCGTCAAACCAGACATTCTCATACTCTAGTTGTTCGAACAAATAATCAAGTAAGTTGTTACCGATTGTATTTCTCTCAACTAAGATGGGACATAAATTATAATAGTTGCCCTCATCAAAACAGATCCTTGAAAATTCGTTTATAGGTGTGGTGTTTGAGTAGAACTCAGCCACTTGCTCACCTGAATAAAGATCAATAATTTGAAAAGCAGAATAATCACGACCCCTACCCAATGCAACATCCACTGCCATGAAATATGTCGAGTTAGGGTCTGGATCTTTCC